GGCTCGACGACGACGATTACCATCGGCTGGCAACCTGTTTTTGTTTTTATTGCGTCTACTAGAAATAGTGGACCAACTAGCCAACGAGGAGCTGGATTTAAATTAACTACAATGACCGGCGATGACTGGCTGGACTTAAGCACTGACGGTGTGTATAGGACGGTCAACGGGGTCACAATTAATTCAACTGGGTTTAGTGTTGGTAGTTCCCTTCAAATTAATCGTAACAACACAGTTTTCCATTGGTTCGCTGTTCGTGACGGTCCTCACCTAGACACAGGACAATATATTGGAAGCGGTAGTACTAATGCCTTAGTGCATGGAAGGCAGCCTGGCTTTATGCTTGTGGCAGATCAAACTGATTCCGATTTATATTTTAATTACACATCTCAAGGCAACTCAATTGCTCGTGATTTTAAAGATCAAGTGGGATCCACTTCAAGTGGCATGGGGTTTTATAGCACTGGGGCGACCACCGCTTTCTCTCTCTCAACTACCGACAATGTTTATGATTGGATAAAACTTTACGATCTGGTTGGGAGCACTCGTCACATTGAATCAGGTACCTATACCGGGAATGGGACTAATCCGAGAACCATCACGCTTGGACGTCAACCCAAGTGGGTTATCGTTGTGGGCATTTCAGCTGATGAATGGGGTTGGAAAACCGATACAATGTCGAGTGCAGATTTTGCTTATTTACAAACACAGTATGATTGGGACACATCTGGAAACGGTATCACGATTATTTCAACTGGGTTTACTGTGGGTAGTCTTTTCAATGATGGTCTTCCTCGGCTTTATAATTACATTGTGGGGTACTATTAATGGCTTTTTTTGATCAAAACTTAAACGCCGGTATTGCTGGTAAAACAGTTTCCGGACTTTCTCTTACACAGACAGCAGCTATGACACTAGAGGTTGCATCTGGAAGTGTTAATCTTCACAATGACGGAACTTCACACGTATTATCAGCATCTCAATCGCATGTTTTTGCAGCCGATTCTACTAATTCGACAGAAGTTGTTATGAATCTAATTTCTGATGATGGTTCTAATGTTGATGTGTGGATTGACGCTTATGTTGATGATGGACTAACTGAAAGAGCCGATGTTCCAGCTGGATTCCGGGTCGTGTCAGACATCGCATGGTTTACAATCGCAGCAAACGAAACTGATTTGTTGAGCGGAAGCGTAAACAGGAGGGTTTGGATCTAATGGGCAAGCAAGTAACAAGCGGTAGTGCGATTGAGTTTGACACCTTCCAGTTTTGGGAGCAAAATGCCTCTTCTTCTACGAATCAAGAAACGTGGCAAGAAGTATTCAGTCGCACTCCCAACCCAATGGCTGAAGGTCCCTATAGGTTGTCTTGGTATTTTGAAATGCGCGTAAACCCAACCGGACCTCTTAATTCAAATGCTATGGGAAGATTTTTGGTGAGCGGAAGTGTTAAAGGCTCGGCAAACGTAGCGACTCTTCATTGGCATGCATTTAGTGGTTGGGACAGGTATGCTGCAAGCGTCTCGGCTCAGCCGCCACTTTCAATTGAAATACAAAGAGATCCAGACGAAGGCGGGAATGATACTATTGAAATACGAAAGATGAAACTTGGCGTTGAAAGGATGGAAGAATAAAATGGAAAACGATATCCCGCCTGATGGGTGGGCAGCGATTGTAACGTTCTATGGACTAAGCGAAGACGACAGTTAGAGAAAAGCCAAACTAGTTATAAGGAACCACCCGGAGGAAGATCAAAATGGCGAAAGGCTTAGCAGTAATTACAGGGAGTAGCACTCAAGTAGTAAAATTTCTTGAGGATGGTACAGTTGAATTAGGTGTTGATGTACCTGTTTCTGCTAGTATTTCGGGAACTTTGGTTCTTGATTTGGCTGGCGAACAAGGTGATGGTCTGTTTTTGCGGTCAGATGCTGTTGGTTCGGCTTCGTGGAATCAGGTCTCTGCTTCCGAAGTGGTTGTTGTACCGTTCAGTGACGTTACCTCCTCTAACGTTCAAGATGCTCTTCAAGAGATTCGCGGCGATATTGCAGCTGCTGCGGGCTCAGGAAGCTTCTCTGTAAGCGATGGTGGTAATACCGAATCTATTGCTACAGACGGTACTCAGACTCTGACATGGCAGGGAACTGTTGAAAACATTACTGCTTCGTATGCAGCTGGAGCAAATACTTTTACTCTTGCCCTTACAGATGATGTCAGAATTGTAAATGATCTTGATGTCGGCGGCGACCTTGATGTAACAGGAAATCTTGCTGTCGTTGGAAACCTTACCGTAAATGGTACGGCTTCTTACCTAAACAGCAACAATCTTCTTGTTGAAGACCCGTTGATTCTCCTTGCTAGTGGAAATGCAGGAACAACTCTAGACATTGGTATGATTATGGAGCGAGGTGGAGCCAACAACAGGGGCTTTATCTTTGATGAATCGCTTGATGAATTTGCAGTAATCGACACTACTGATGGTGGATTTACTTCTGGAAACGTAGCAATTGTTGATTATGTTCCGTTGCACGTTGGCGGCTTGACTGCTGATGATGATGTTGTCGTTGCTGGAAATGTAGAGGTCACAACCGATCTTGAAGTTACGGGCGCAGCGCGTCTTGTTGAAGTTACTGCAAGTGCTGGTGTTCTTATTACTGGTGGTGGCTTAGAGGTCACTGGTGCGGTTCTTCTTCCAGACGACTCAATTACGAATGCAGAGCTTGTAAATAGCACGTATGACGTTACTGCAAGCACTGGTCTTACTGGCGGTGGTCTTGCTGAACTTGGAACATCACTTACGCTTGCTGTTGATTTTGGTACAGGCGTTGGTCAGGTGGCAGATGGTGCCGCAGTCCTCCAGGTTACTGGTACTGCGAATGAAGTTAATGTGAATGGCGGACTGGAAGTTGCTGTTCCTCTCGGTACAGGCAGCGTTTTGACCATTGGTTTGCCTGCTGATGTTAACATTGAAAATAACCTGAACGTTACTGGCAACCTTAACGTAACTGGAAGCACTTACCTCGGGAACGACAACACTGATAGCATCATTATGCAGGGTCAGATGCGAATTCCTGTGTTCACTACAGCTTCTGTTCCTCCTGCTTTCACTGGTAGCGCAGAGTTGTTCCACGGGTACTCATTCTACCTTACTGGCAGTGGGTTCCCATCTGGAGATTTCTTCAGAACTGCAAACAAATGGTACTTCAATGAGGGTGGGGAATGGTACAAGAGCTTCTTCAAAGTGGACTAATGTCTGAGGCTTGGACGACTAGCTATGGTGGAGAATAAGAAATGGCAAAAGGATTTGCGGTTGTTAGTGGTTCAAACACCATTGTTCACCAGCTTACAGAAAATGGGCGAGCTAGCTTTAGCGGCTCAGTTGAAATTACTGGCAGTATTGTTCCCGATGCAGATGGGTCTAGAGATTTTGGAGATCCCGTCAACCGCTGGAATGATGTACATGCCGTTCAGACGACTGTAGGTGCGATCTTCGAAACAGGCTTAACAACTAAGGGTATCGGGAGGTATCCTACTGGCACTGTGTTGGTGTGGCGTGACGGTCTTACTCCATGTTTTGAAAACGAAGACTCAACGGTGTTGGGCGTGGTTAAAAAAGGAAAGGATCAGCCAATTATCCTTGGTGCTGAACCGGTTTTGGTAACTGGAAAAGTGAAAGTTGGTGACATGCTTGTTACGAGCAAAAAGCCAGGACACGCCAAAGCTGTGAGTTTGAGAAAATGGTTATTTTTTTCAAAAAACCTCACAGGTAGAATAATAGGGCAAGCTTTGGAATCTTTTGAAGGAGAGTCCGGCTTGGTCAAATGTATGATTTTGCGAATGTAGGAGAAAAAATGCAAAACGAAAAGAAAGTATCTTATTTCAAATTGGAACCAGAATTGGCACAAAGTGTTGTCAATTATTTGGCAACTAGACCTTATCAGGAAGTTTTTCAATTGATGCCACACATCATGAACCTTGAGGGTGTTCTTTCTGAAGAGGAAGCTCCTCAAGAAGAAGATGACAAGGAGATTCTTGATTCGCTCACCGATGAGGGTTGATAGTTTCCTTGTGATAAAGGATTCTCGCTTCTCAGAACACTAGTTAGAGAGAGTGGAATCGTTCATCTTATGAGAAATGGAGAAACATAAATGTCAAGCATGCTAGAACAAGCCTTGGTAGATGCAACCGCATTGAGAGAAGCAGCGTTGAAGAGTGCCGAAGCAGCTGTACTTGAAGCTGCCCAGCCAAAAATTGAAGAGACCCTAAAGGCTCTTCTAGAGCAAGATGAAGAGGATGGGCTAGACGACCTTCTTGGTGGCGGTGGTGGAGGGCTTGAGCCTGACATGGGCGCTGGTGAGGTTGGTGGCGTAGCAGATTCACTTCCTCTGGGCGTAACTGATGGGGAAAATATGTGTCCCTGCCCAGACGAAGAAGAAGAAATCGAGATTGATTTTGGTGAGTTGGAGCGTCAAATGGCATCCGACGAGCAAGCAGCTGACATGGGTCAGGCAGAATTGGCTCAAGACTTGAACCTCAGTGCTCCTGGTGATGAACTAGGTGCAGAAATGGGCGCAGAAGACGAAGAAGAAATTGATCTAGACGAAGAGACTCTTTTTTCAATTCTTGCAGAAAACGATGGAGAGGAAGAAGGCGAGTCAGGACACCCCGACAAGGAGTGTCATTCAGCACATCCAAACATGACTCACGCTGAGTGGACCCATAAGGGAAACATTGAAGAAGGTTTTTTGAGCAAGCTTTTTGGCGGTGGTGACAAGAACCCGGTTCAGTCCATGAAGGGTGACATGATGGGAAGCATGAAAGATACCATCGCCGCAGCCGACAACATCAAGGCAGCCTTGGCACAACAGGGCATTACTGATTTTGATCAGAAAATTGAAAGCTATGGGGCTGATTACGAGGCTAACCCAAACGATGTGAGAAGTATTGTTCCTTATGCTTTGGTTCTTTCTGACGCCCTTAAGGCTATTAATCTTGGTGGAGAAGGCGACATGGAAGAAGCGAAGATGACTCGCGACATGATCGCACAGGCAAGCAAAGACGCACACATGGCGCACCTTGCCAGCAAGGGCGACCAGCCAGAAGCTAAGCCCGCACCGCGACACAAATCAATGGGACAAGAATTTGATCTAGATGCTGACGATGAACTTTCATCGTTGGAGTTAGCCCGCGAAGGGAAAATGATTGTCACAAAAGAAAAACTCATGGAAATAGTCCGTTCGTCTACGAAGGATCTATTTACAACACAAGCGGAAAAAGATAAAGAGATTTCAAATCTCAAATCTTTCGTCCGGAGGCTCTCGGAAGAATTGAAAGATACTAATCTTCAAAACGCCCGATTGCTTTACACTAACCAGATTTTGGAAAGCGTCTCCCTGAATGAGCGACAAAAAAGAAAGATTGTCGAGGCTGTTTCAAAGGCTGGTTCTGTTGAAGAGGCAAAAGTGATTTACGAAACACTTTCGAACTCAGTGGGCTCATCTAAAAAGAAGAAGCCACAATCGCTGAGAGAGGCAGTAGAAAAGCGTAGCACACCACTGATTGCTCGACGCAACAAACCAGAAAACGCACCCAACCCCGTAGCGGAGAGGATGCAGAAACTAGCAGGAATTACCAAAAAGTAATTCTACATTTCATTCAAAAAGGAGAAAAAAAGAAATGTCTGTCTTGAAAACACTAACAGAAGGTATCGTGCAGCGCGACCTCCAGAAGGAAGGCGCAGCACTTATGTCGAAGTGGGAACAGACTGGTCTATTGGAAGGGCTCGATAGCGAGCGCACCAAGGCTGGTATGGCTCGGCTTCTAGAAAATCAGGCTAAGGAGCTTTTGCGAGAAGCAAGCACCATGGCTGGCGGCGACGTCGAAGGTTTTGCAGCTGTTGCATTCCCAATCGTCCGTCGTGTCTTTGGATCGCTTATTGCGAACGAGCTTGTCTCGGTTCAGCCAATGAGTCTTCCATCGGGTCTAATCTTCTTCCTTGATTTTACCACTGATCGAACCCGTCTTGGTTCGGAGGCTGATGAGTCGGTCTACGGTGGTGGTCGAGTAGCAAGCGAAATCACCGGAGGTGTAAGCCTTTCAGGTGACGAAGCGGAAGATTCGTTCTACAACTTGAACAACGGTTACAGTTCACCAACTGGATCGAACACTGTCACATTGACTCTCGTTGATTCGGGAATTTTTGGAGCAGGTGATTCTACTCTTGACCTTTTGGTTCGTCATGACCCAGATTTGGTCTCGGGTACCTCAGCAGTTGCTGTTGTAACCACTACCGTCGCTTCTCTTGAAGCTTCGGGACAGCCCCTTAACAAGAATGACCTTGTTACCATCACTATTGATGGCTTGGGCGCTGGCGTAACTCAGCTTCGTCGTTTGACCAAGCCTTCTGGCTCGGGACTCGGTGTCACTTACGATGATGTTCTGCTTTACGTATCGTCAGACACTCTTACTGTTGCACAATTGACTGCTTCAACTGGTGTTACTGGCTCGCAGACTGTCACATTCGCAATGGACGACAACTTCGAAAGCGGCAACGCTCTTGGATCGGTTCGTGGTGTTGTTGAGTGGGGCTTGGAAAACGAGGAAGCAATTCCCGAAATCGACATCAAGGTTGACTCAGTAAGCGTTACTGCCAAGACCAAGAAGTTGAAGGCTAAGTGGACCCCTGAGCTTGGACAGGACTTGAATGCGTACCACAACCTTGACGCAGAGGTTGAGCTTACAAGTATCCTTTCGGAGCAGATTGGTCTTGAAATTGATCAGGAAATTCTTGAGGACCTTCTCAAGGGTGCATCAGCTGGTACCTACCACTGGTCGCGTCGTCCAGGTCGATTCTTGATTCGCGACACTGGTCTTCCAATCAGCACTCTTGCCAACGAATCAGTTCTTGGAGCCGATTTCACTGGTACCGTGTCTGAGTGGTACGAGACTCTTGTTGAAACGTTGAATGACGTCTCGGCACAGATTCACCGTAAGACTCTTCGTGGTGGAGCCAACTTCCTTGTCTGCGGACCTGAAGTTGCAAACATCCTTGAGTTCACCAGTGGATTCCGTGCAAACGTGACTCACGATGACGGCAAGGGCGATGTTGGCGCAGTGAAGACTGGTCAGCTTAGCAAGAAGTGGGACGTCTATGTTGACCCATACTTCCCACGCAACGTTATCTTGATTGGACGTAAGGGTGGTTCATTCCTCGAAAGTGGATTTGTCTACTCACCATACGTACCTCTCCAGGTAACCCCAACCATCTTTGGAACCGAGGATTTCGTGCCTCGTAAGGGTGTCATGACTCGATACGCCAAGAAGATGGTACGACCAGATATGTACGGATTGGTCATCGTACAGGATCTCAAGGGCTAGTCCCAGATTGAGAATATCTGAATAAGTTGAGCGCCCTCCGGGGCGCTCTTCTTTTTGTGCTTACTAATTACTGTGAACAACTGAGGAAATTGAATGTCAACTCCAGCACTAACGCCATTAACTCAAACTAGCAGAATTAAATTGCCATCGGTTGGTGCTATTTCTGATGTCGCAGACGCTTTGCCATTTGCAGTGCCTCAGTATGTCGATGAACCTGCTTTTTTGTCTGGTGCGGTAGATCAGGTGGCTTTTACATATAAGATGTTCGGAGGCGATGTTCTTGATATCGAAATTACAGATTGTCAAGTATATGCTGCCTACGAGTACGCTACCCTAGAATACTCATCGATGATCAACAGCCATCAGGCACGCAATGTGCTTTCGGATGTTTTGGGATTTCCCACAGGAACGTTCGATTCTGACGGTGAATTGAAATCTGGGTCAGAGCTAAGTTCAAGTTTGAGCGGAGCCAGTTTAGCGGTAATGTATCCCGAATTTGATCTAAAGGGAGCACTGGATATCTCTAAAGCTATCTCGACAGAGGCAGGAATCGGAGGCACCAAAACATTCTATTCAGCTTCGGTAGATGTTGTTGCTGGAATACAAGATTACGACCTTCAGGCAAGAGTGGTAGAATTGGGAGCTTCAGGTTCTGGAGAGCTTTTTGAGGGGCTCATTGGGGACAGCCGAGTCACCATCCGCAGAGTCTGGTACAAGACCGCTAGAGCGATGTGGAGATTCTATGGATACTACGGTGGACTCAACGCTGTAGGAAACCTTTCTACATATGGGCAGTATTCTGACGATTCCACATTTGAAGTCATCCCATCGTGGCACAACAAGCTACAGGCTATGGCATACGAAGATAATATTTGGACAAGGATTTCACACTACTCGTTTGAGTTGCGAGACAACAAGGTTCGCTTGTTTCCAATGCCTTCTACCAGTGAATTGTTGAAAATGTGGTTTGAATTTACCATTGACGACAATGACGTTTACAACTTGAACGCTTCAGGTAGCGTGGGTACGGCTAGGAGCCGAGGAGTTAACAACTTCAACACAGTTCCTTTTGCGAATATTCCATATTGCAACATTAACTCGATGGGCAAGCAGTGGATTCGACGATTTGCTCTTGCTATCTCAAAAGAGCAGCTTGGTTTGGTTCGTAGCAAGCTTGACAGCATTCCTCTCCCAGGAGACAAGGTGACGTTGAATGGTCCCGCACTGGTTGAGGCTGGCGTGTCTGAACAGGACAAACTTAGAGAGACCCTGAAGGAATATCTAGATCTTGTCACTTATAACGCTTTGGCTGAACAGAGAGCAGAGCTTGTAGAGAATTCAGAGAGAGTGAATCAGAAGATTCCTAAGCCAATTTTTGTAGGATAAAATAGATGACTGAGAACATTACATGGAGCCGCCCGGCTAGTCCTCCACCTCCACTTTTTTTTGGAGAGAAGGAGAGGAACTTCGTTAAGCAAATCAACGACGAAGTAACTGAGTGCATCGCACCTCAGGTTATTATCTATTATCCAATCAGCGTGCAACATTCTAATTTTCACGAGTTGTATGGAGAGGCTATTGAGAAAACCTTTCTTCCTCCTGTGAGAGTGGCAACTCGTGTCTATTGGGGCGATGGACGACAGACCACAACAGAAAAACACAATATCGACTCTGAGTCACGAATCATCGTTAGATTTCAGAAGAGAAGAATTACAGAGGACTTGGATCTATTCGTAAGGCAGGGAGACATCATCTTCTATGGTAATCAGTTCTACGAGATCCACAAAATTGGTGAGCCTGATGAGCTTTTCTCACAAGCAGACCAAAGATTTGAAATTACGGCTGAATGTTTGAGGGTGAGAGGCGGTCAGTTCGACGAACCAGAAGCCATCACTCAGGCTAGGGAACTGTTCAGGGTCGCTCCTGTAGGGTCTCAGGAAGCGGCTGGAGAGGCAGTCACCATCGGGTGTAACGGCAAGATTCAGGTGCTCTCTGCGAAGGACACTTCTTCTGATTTTTCTACGATACAGTCAATGATTAGTAGTCCGCTTGACTATAAAGGTTGTATCGTGTACATCAGTGAAGTTGGTTCTACTCTCTATCCTCCCTTTGACAGGGCTGATAAACTATATTTCAATGAAGCTGGCACATGGTTTGCTAGTCCTTTCATTTTGTGTGTGTAATTATGGGTTCTTTGACGCAATTAAAGATCTTGACTCTGTCTGCCAACCAAAATTCGGCAGATTTTTCCACTATTCAAAACATGATTAGTTTTCCGAACAATTGGAAAGGGTACATAGTCTATATTTGCGACGTGGGGACGACACTGTTTCCTCCTTTCGATCAGGCTAACAAGTTTTATGCAAATGAAGGCGGACAGTGGTACGTAGCCCCATTCTATGAGGAATAAGTAAATGGCGAACGGTAAAGAATTGCTACAAGGTGTGGTAACTGGTGGAGAGAAGAGCAGAGAGTCATATCCTCTGTCTCCTTCTACTATTGAGACCATCGATCTGGCAATGTACGACTGGCTTAACAAAGAAATGGATCTTTATTGCACAACCAACAAGGGCTGGAAAAAAACTCCAGTTGTGTGGGTTGGGCACGAGCGAGCATATGCAGTCAAAAACAACAGAGATCTGAGAGACAGAACTGGAACGTTCATTCTTCCCGTAATGACCCTTGAGAGGCTAGATGGAGAAAAGAACCCAGCTAGGAAGGGAAGCGTATGGTCGAATATCGTTCCTCCTGGGGACATTCAGGGAGGCTCATATGAGGTTTCTCGCAGGATCAACCAAGAAAAAACTTCTCAGTTTGCGAACGCAGATTCAGCATTATTTAATCGTAATGAGAAGCAGTTTTCTTTGAGAGAAAACAAAAAGATTGTGTACGAGACAGCAGTTATTCCATTGCCTGTCTATACTGTGTTCACCTATGAAATTGAGTTGAAGACAGAGTTTGCGCAGCAAATGAACCAGTTGACCCAACCGTTTATGACGACCTCTGGCGGCATCAATAGATTTGTCATTATGAGAGATGGTTGGCACTATGAGGCATTTTTCAAGCCTGAATTCTCAACAGACAACAATGGTGATGATTTAGACGATCAACAGCGACTATTTATCACGAAAATCCAAGTGGAAGTTCTTGGAAAACTAATTGGCGAAGGAGCTAACAGGAAGCAACCCCAGGTAGCTGTTCGTCAGAATATCGTCGAGGTCAAGATCCCTAGAGAACGAGTCATGGTAGGGGATTTGAAAGACATTGATGTGAAAAAGACTTTCTAGTGAATTTCCGTTGGTTCATTTCAACACTATTTACTTGAGAAAGCGCCAATAGTGCATACACGCCAGTTTTTAAGGAGAGCCCAAGAATGTCATCAATCAAAAAGTACCGCTTTGTTTCGCCCGGCGTACAAATCAAGGAAATTGATCAGTCGCAGCTTCCAAGGCTTCCTGATCCCGTTGGTCCAGTAGTAATCGGTCGAGCCCAGAAGGGACCCGCTCTTATTCCAACCAAGGTAAACGATTATCTTGAATTTGTGGAGGTTTTTGGTCTCCCTGTTCGTGGTGCGGGTACTGGTGATATTTGGAGAGATGGAAACACTACTTCTCCAACGTATGCTGCATATGCAGCAGAAGCGTACTTGAAGAATTCTCGTCCTCTTACGTTCGTTCGCCTTCTTGGTTCTGAGAGCGACAACCCAACAGCTGCTCTTACTGCCCAGGCTGGTTGGACCACTGAAAACACCTCAGCTGATCCTACTAATGCGTCAAACGGCGGCGCTGTTGGTCTGTGGATTATTCCATCATCTTCGGCAGGTTACGCATCAGATATTACCGGCGCTTTGGCAGCTGTTTGGTACCTTGACAAGGGTTCCATCCGCCTAGTCGGAGATGACCCTGTTGGAAGCGATGTTGGAACCGAAGGTGCAGCTGTTCTTGTACAGAACATTGGTAGCTCTTACGAGTTCCGCCTTGTTATCGAAGATGAAACTGCGGCTGTAGTGAAGGATACTGCTTTTAACTTCAATCCAAATTCATCGAAGTACATCCGAAAGGTATTTAACACCAACCCAACTTTGACAAATGATGAGGTGACTCCAGCGGCATCGCTTGAGAATTACTTCCTTGGTGAAACTTTCGAGAGTCACTTGAAGAGCGTTGTCAACGAAAACAGCGGAAACATCGCTGGTAGTGTTCTTGGTTTTGTTGCAGCTATTGAAAACAGCACAATTAACAAGGCTGACTACAAGGGTATCGAAGCTACCGCAGCTAAGACTGGCTGGGTAATTGGTCAGGATCTTAACACTATTACTGGAAGCTACATGGCTGACGCGATGCCACGTTTGTTCCGATTTGTTGTAAACAAGGGTGACGGCTCTGGAGAATGGGAGCAGAACAACGTCAAGGTTTCTATCACTGACGTTCAGGCATCAATTAGTGAGTATGACCGATACGGTACCTTTACTGTTGAGATTCGTGGAATTGATGACACAGACGCAGCCAAGGAAGTTCTTGAGGTTTACACTCAGTGCAGCTTGGATCCAAATTCTCTCAACTATGTTGCTCGAAAGATTGGTGACAAGAATGTCGCATGGGACAAGACTGAGCGACGTCATCGTGAATATGGTGATTTCCCGAATGTTTCAAACATTGTTCGAATCGAAATGAACCCTGTAATTGAGCAGGGTGGATTGGAGCCTGAGCTTCTTCCATTCGGATTCTTCGGACCTGTTCGATTCAATTCAATTGATTTGGTTAGTGGTTCGGCAGTTGACTCGACAGCGCTCATGGTTGGTTCTGGTTCAATGCCAGATACTCCAGTCGCTGGCGGTGGAACTATCGCAATCCCTGGAATCACAGATTTCAGCGCTTCTCTTGAGTTCCCAACAATGCAGATGCGAGTTTCAAGCTCGGATGCAGGGGTACTTTCGCCTGATGAGGCATACTTCGGCATTATCACTCAGAAGGTTGGTGCTCAGAAATTCGACGAAGATGTTCGAGACCTTGTACGAATTCAGCCAGACGGCGTAGATTCACACATTGCCGGAACTGCAACTGAGTATCAGTTTGTATTCAGTCTTGATGATGTCGTTCCAGTTTCTGGTTCGAGCACTGAGTCATACTGGATGTCTGGTAGTCGTGCAGCAGGTATCTCAGAGACTGCTATTTTCGCAGCAGCTTCTGGCTCAGAGGAAGGATACAAATCTATTCTTAGCCGAGGACACGACAAGTTCACCATGCCTATGTTTGGTGGATTCGACGGTCTAGACATTGTTGAAAGAGACCCGTTTAGAAACAATTACCTTACCAAGGGTGGTGGAGCACAGGACGCAAACTACGCTGTAGCAAGTATTCGTCGTGCGGTGGACTCGATTCGTGACCCTGAAGTTGTAGATTTGAATCTTGCAACTCTACCAGGAATCACTGTTCCAGGTCTTACCAACCACTTGATGGACACAGTTGAACGACGTGCTGATGCTTTGGCAATTATCGACATTGAAGGCGGATACACTCCTTCACACGAAAGCACTGCTGATGAAGCCTCGCGCCTTGGTTCAGTTGACGCAACAATTACAGCACTTAGGGCTCGTGCTCTTAACACCAGCTATGCCTGCGCTTACTACCCATGGGTTCGAGTAAATGACTCGGAGACTGGATTCCCACTTTGGATGCCACCTTCGGTTGTAGCTCTTGGTACTATGGCTAGCTCACAGGAGAAGAGTGACGTTTGGTTCGCACCTGCTGGATTCAACCGTGGTGGTTTGACCGAGGGAGCATCAGGACTACAGGTTGTTGATGTTCGTGAGAAGCTTACTCAGCCACAGCGTGACAGCCTTTACGAAGTGAACATTAACCCAATTGCTTCGTTCCCAGCAGAAGGAATTGTTATCTTCGGACAGAAGACACTTCAGGCAACTCCTTCGGCTCTTGACAGAATCAACGTTCGACGTCTTTTGATTCACCTTAAGAAGGAAATCTCAAGAATCGCTTCTAGGATTCTGTTCGACCAGAACCTCAAGGTTACTTGGGCACGATTCTTGGGACAGGTTGAGCCTTTCCTTGACAGAGTTCAGACAAACTTTGGTCTTTCTGACTACCGTGTCATTCTTGATGAGTCTACAACCACAGCTGATTTGATTGATAGAAACATCATGTACGCAAAGATCTTCTTGAAGCCTGCTCGCGCAATCGAGTTCATTGCTCTTGATTTCATCGTTGCAAGAACTGGAGCTTCGTTCGAAGACCTGTAAAAAACAACTTTACCCGTCTAGTTAGGGTATAGGACAAAGGGAGATAATATCTAATGGCTAATCAAGTAGATGCATTTTGGACACAGCCCCAAAGGGACCCTAAGCGAGCGTATCGTTGGCTCGTAGTGTTCCCTAACATGCCCAATGGCGCTACTTGGTACGCCAAGAAGGTAAAGAAGCCAAAAATCAACGTGAGCAAAACTGAGCACGCATATTTGAATCATACGTTCAAATACCCAGGTCGTGTAACCTGGGACGACGTGACAGTTACTCTTGTAGACCCTGTTTCGCCTGATGCCGCACAGCATCTCGCAGCAACAATCCAGGGTTCTGGTTACATCGTGCCCAAGACGTTCAACGACGTTACCACCATTTCGAAGGCTCGTGCTGTAGAAATGATTGGTGGACAAGTTTTGATTATTCAGATTGATGAAAGCATCACCGAAGACGGTGCTCCGCTCTCAGGTGGTCGAGCAGTCGAAATTTGGACCCTCAGGAATCCATGGATTATGGATGTGGATTTTGGCGAGTTGGATTATGAATCAGACGATCTCACCAACATTGAGTTAACACTCGCATACGATTATGCTACTCTGTCATCTCCTGATGCACTTCAGGATCCGATTGCGTCATTGGTACAGAATCTTCTCCCACAAGGGAAGGACACTTTTGACCTCCACGGAGCCTAATTTCTAATACGAGGTTGAAATGACAAGAGATAATGAAAAGCGCTCCGGTGCGGCAGTAACGCCACCCGTGGGCGCTTTCCCACAACAGACGGAGAGTGCGGCTCCCGTCTTAAAGTTCGCAGCACCATCAGAGATTGTCGAACTTCCATCACAAGGCAAATTTTATCCAGAAGGACACGCACTACATGGCGTTACTTCTGTAGAAATTCGTCATATGACTGCGAAGGAAGAAGACATTCTGACAAACACTTCACTAATCAAGAAAGGCGTGGCAATCGATAGAATGTTGGAGAACATTATCGTTAGTCCAAAGGTCAGCGTTAGTGAATTCCTTGCGGGAGACAAGAATGCCTTGACTGTCGCTGCGCGAATCACAGGATTTGGAGCAGACTACAAGACAAAGGTACGATGCCCAGCTTGTGGAGAAACAGCAAACTTTCAGTTTGATCTAAATGAGCACGCGGTCATTGATGGAACAGAGACTCCAGAGGGAGTTGAAGCCACAGAGAACGGCACATTTGTGTTTACTGGTCTTCCCAGTTGCGAGCATGCAGTTGAGGTGCGACTGATGACAGGGCGTGATGAGCAGGCTCTAGCAAAAGCTTCAGACCAGAAAAAGAAGCACAATTTGCCACCCACCTTGGTTACCGATCAGTTGAAGATGGTTATCGTAGCTGTTGGTGGTTCAACTCAGCCGCAGGATATTAACTTTTTTGTAGAAAACATGCCCCTGGTTACGACCAAAAGGCTAAGGAGCCTTTACCGACAGGTGACTCCTAACATCGACCTCACCCAGGACTATTCTTGCAAGAATTGTGAATTTGAGGAACGAATGGAGGTTCCGTTTAGTACGGAATTTTTTTGGCCTAAGCAATAAGTATATCCAAGGAGTTTACGACGAATTCTTTGCGATGAAATACTACGGAAACTGGAGCTTCATTGAGGCGTACAACCTGCCCATCACCATTCGCAGGTACTTCCTAAAGAAGCTCAAAGAACAGATTGAGAAAGAAAACGAAGCAATTGAAAAGGCAAAAGCCAAAGGCAGTAAGGGCAGATAGCAATTAGGGGCATGAGCCCCTTTTGCTTTTTGTAGTCTACTTACAGAGGAGGATTGTGCAATGAAAGAAATGGACGAGTCATATCGTATGGGACCTATCGGACCCTATATGGACCCAGAGAATGGCGATGAAGGTCAGGTAGAAGATTTGGTGCCCATTTTGATTGATTTGGGGTCTTCACGTAGGGGTGATTTGGACGAGTCTTTTCTTCGTATGTTTGGGTCAGGAATTCAAGCAATTCTTTCAAGAATGTTTGGTGGTCCATCTGTCCCAGTGTCAGTTAGAGGAACACGCTCGCAGATTGACTCATTTTCTAAGGTTCTTTCGAGAGAGAAGAAATACCTAGAGTCGTGGCAGGAGCTTGGGCTTGACAATCCTGCAACCTACAAAAACAAATTCAAGCTAGATTCAGCAATCCGGCAATTCGAGAGAAAAACTGGACTCAAGTATCCATTCAAGTAGGATCCTTATTCAATTGGGGTTCCTTAATTCGCGCTAAGGAAGGGGCATAAACTAAGTGGCTGATGAGCTAACACCAGAACAAACAGCAGCGATAGCAGCAGATTTTGCTAGAATGCAACAATCTACTGAGCAGACTCGTCTTGCTTTGCAATCACAACTAGCCTTGATTAGCGAGGAAGCTGAGGTTTTTCAGTCTATTGGTGATCAGGTTGATGCAAATAATGATTTGTTGAAGATTGAAGCCCAGATGGCTCAAAATCAAATCAAAGCCTTGGAACTTCAACTTCAAGAGAAGATTAAGTTGGGTGAGGCTGACGAGGCTGCTCTCAAATCTATTGGAGAGCAGATCGCAAAGCAGAAGAAGCTTATTGAAGGGAACCAAGATAGAGTCAAGGCTTCAGAGGCTCTTCAAAACACTACAGCTGGATTAGTCACAACGCTTACAGGAATTGATGCTTCTTGGAAGAACACGTTTGTTGGTTCTTTTACAGAATCTATCAACACAGCCACTAATCTGAGTCAGGTTATTGGCGATGTTAGGGCAGGGCTAGCTAGCACCATTTCTCCTTCTAATGTCTTGGGGTCTTCAATCAGTAAAGTGGTGGAAATGACCGCTTTGATGGCAATCACCCAAGATGAAGCCACAGCAGCATTTAGCAAGACAACTGGCACAGGAACTCAGTATCATGGAATGATTACTGAGATTGCTGATGCAAACAGGTTATATGGGATTTCAGCAGAAGATTCGGCAAATGCTGTAAATTCTCTGTTCTCTCAGTTGAATCTATTTTCTGGCATGGCGCCCAGCACACAAAAAGATTTGGCTGTGATGGCTGCCAGAATGGAATCTTTTGGAATTAGCACAGACACGACAGCGGCAAATATGGAACTTGCTATGCGAGTTCTGGGGATGAGTGCCAAAGAGACAGGAAACCTTCAACTAGAGGTCGCTGGATATGCAAAACAACTTGGTTTAGCTCCTCAGGTACTGGCAGAAGGTTTTAGCAAGACAATGCCAACTCTAGCTGCTTATGGCAAAAACGCAGTAAATGTGTTCAAAGCTATTGCGAAGCAGTCTAAAGAGACTGGCATCGCAATGGAGCGGTTGGTCAATTGGGGCTCCAAGATGGACACTTATGAAGGTGCTGCTTCAATAGCTGCGGATTTCAACCACCTGATGGGTGGTGCATTTTTGAATGGACTGGAGTTGGTTAATGCCAGTCACGAAGAGCGAATTGATTTGGTTCAGCAATCGATGGCAGCTTCCGGCAAGAGTTTTGACCAAATGTCTGAACACACCAAACGTGCTATGGCTCACAGGTTGGGTCTTGAAAGCGTAGCAGAAGCCGCTCGCTTGTTGAATCCCAACATGATTGGTTTAACAAAAGCACAAAGAGACGCAAGGATGGAAGAAGATGCCTTGGCTGAGCAAGCAAAAGTTGCACAATCTATGCTTACTCAGCTGAAAAATGCAGCCATTGGTCTTGCTGTAGGAATTCAACCTCTCGTTAAGGGCTTCACAGGGCTGATTTCTAAAATTGTAGAATTCAACGATTGGACTCGGGTCACATATGATGGGTGGTCAATTAGTCTTATTCCTGCTCTTGTTTTGGGAGCAGGAGCAATTTGGGGCATAGTGACAGCTATCAAAGCAGCTGCTCTCATTAAGGGAGCTTGGGTTACTGTTACTACTGCCGCTACATTCTGGCAAGGTTTGATGAACCTCGCATTAGGCACAGGTGCTACAGTGGCTAGCGCCGATGCTGCTGCCAATACAGCTGATGCCGCGTCTAAAGTTGAAAATGCTGTTGCTACAACTGGAATGACAGCGGCTCAGAAAGCAGCCAATAAAGCTGGTACATCTGGCATCAAAACAATGCTTGCTCTTGGTGGAGCGATTGCTTTGATGGGTGTCGGTATTGGTGCGGCAGCAGCTGGCATTGGGTTTATGGCAGAGGGATTCTCAAAGCTTAACGCTGAACAGATTAATGCTGTTTTGATCGTATTGGGTGGCTTGGCGGCTATCATCCTTCTCATGGGTCTTTTGATGTTGTCTCCTGTAGGAGTCGGAGCAACGGTTGGCATTCTCGCTCTTGGAGCAGCTATCTTGCTAATGGGTGCTGGTGTAGCTATTGCTGCATTGGGTCTTAGTGTGCTTATGGCTTCAATGTCAAGCGTCAAGCCAGAGACTATTTTGGCAGCGGGTGCTGCATTCACTGTGTTCGCCGCAGCACTATTACCGTTGATGCCGTGGATTTTGACTGGTCCCCTTCTTGCAGCAGTTCTTGTTGCAATAGGCGTGGCAGCACTGATGATTGGTGGCGGATTTGCTCTAGCGGCAGAATCTATTGCCACGTTCGACAATCTTCTATCAAATATTTCGTCCGAGTCGGTTGCCAATTTGGCAGCGATTGCGGATCAGATTGAGAGAATTGTTGATTCAATTAATGATATGTCAACTTTGAAAGCTGCACTCTTTGAAAACATCGTTGCAAAGTTAGTCCCTGAGGGCGCCGAGATTGCCCCCACTGGAGGAGCCGCAGGAGTTACTACCGCAGCCGTCCAAAGGTCTCAGGCGGGCGTACAGACAGCCGTGCAGACTACCCAGAAGGGTACCAAGAACAACGCCGCAGTTCAACCAATCAACATTATCGTAAAGATCAACGAAAAGGAGATTGGAAAGGTTGCATGGGATAAGGTAAAGGAACAACTCAATAAGGTTGGCAAGGTGACGGGACCTCTATCGGCATAATGTCATTTTCAAGTGAGAGGCTAAATACAGTAGAGGAAAAGAAGAATGGCATTTAATGATGTATCTGACGGGCTGGCTGGTTCCAACTCTCATGGTGGAAAGATTAATCGAGACAATGCGAGTGGAATGGTTATCCATTTCGTTCACATTCCTACGGGTGAAACTTGCCACTTCAAGGCGTTTTTGACAGCTTTTGAGGATCAGTACGAATCGCAGTGGAACGAGGAAGAGGTGTTCGGACGTATGGATCCCATTTCAACCTTTAAGAGAACGCGCAGACGTATTAGACTGGGTTGGGACATTCCAGCAGCTTCAGAAGAAGAAGCTATTTTGAATCTCAAGGAATCTGAGAAACTTCTGAATATGCTTTATCCAGTTTATGAGGAAAGGTTAGCTAGAAATTTTGTTGAAGGCGGCGCGACAGGGACCCTAACAGAAGCAAACATTGGAGACCAAAGAGTGGTGGGAACGATGGTCGCACCTCCTTTGTTCAAAATGAAGTTTGCAAACCTCATCATGGATGCCAAGACAGGAGCTATTTCAGCTGGAGCATCAAGGGCAGGCTTGGTTGGCACGATCGCTGGTTTGAGTTATAGACCAGACATTGAACAAGGATTCTTTGGTGGGTTTTTTGGAAACATTGACCCCGGAGCCCTTGTCCCACAGACAATTAGTTTTGATATCGATTTCGTAGTTCATCACCAACATGGTCTTGGATATAGTCGTCAAGTTCTAGAAGCTCCGGAACTTGTTGGTCCACCGGCACCGGGTCAGACGCCAGAGCCGGATGTTGTCACTACTTCACAGCGTGGAGGCAAGGGCTTTCCTTATCGATCTGACAAGATTTTGAAGCCGAGAACATAATCATGCCAATTTCAAGATACGAACAAAGACGAAAATTCATCAACGCTCGACGAATGTACGAGCCGTTGTTTGAAGCTCGTGATGTAAAGTTCATCAGGCAGTACAACAGCGCCAATTTTGATTATCCAACAGATGATCAGATTAACAGCTTGAATCTAATTGCCCACACTTGGCACCGAGGGAATAAGCTGTCTAAACTTGCAGAGACCCACTACGGAGATCCAAAATTGTGGTGGATCATCGCTTGGTTCAATAGGACGCCCACTGAAGCTCACATCAAATTCGGTGATGAGATTCAGATTCCTTCTCCACTGGAGAGGGTGTTAGATTTTATGGGGATTTAATAGATGAGCCTTAAAGACGGAACAGGTCCAGAAGGAAATGCCGCAGCTAAGGCTTTGGGCGTGCCTACGGCTGATGAACGAAGGAAAGAAGCTGCTAAGAAGCAGGTTGATCAAATTGTCCTTGACAGTAAAGCGTTCAAGAACGAAGATGAGCGGCAGGCTGCTTTACGCTTTCAGGAGCAGTGCCACCTCATGCTCAAGTGGAAGCAGTTTACGAGTCAAAATCCTGGGCGACAGTCTGGGATTTATTACAACAATTTTCTCACAATCGATCATGATACACCCTTTGATTTCATCAATAAACTTTTTCACAAAGGTGCTGATTCTGATATCCTGTTTAATCTAAATGCTTCTCAGTTGTCTCTCTTGGTTCCACAAGTGAGAATCTTCAAAATCTTCATCGACCCGGTGACCAAGGAAGAGTTTCCCATTGAGTTGCCATTTGACGATTCGCTCAGTAGGAGAGAAGTAGCGAACATAACCAAGACTAGTAGCGGTAGGGGTCGTGGAGCAGGTTTGACCTCTTTTACTTGGAAGACTGTTGGAGATATGCCAGCTAATAGTTTCCAGTTTGAAGCAAATATGACCTTGCACTTGCAAAGTGTGGAGGACATTTTCGCTATTCGCGATATTAGAGAGGTTCAATTTGCAGCATCTAAAAAGACTGTTCCACTGAGTTTTGCCGATTTGTTGGTTCCGCAAGCACAGTTCAAAAAAGGTGCCAACGACGGTCCTCGCGTTTGGGATCCAACGTATTTTAAAATCAAGGCAGTAGTTGGTTGGAAGGTTCTTGCTCCTCGTGGTACAACCAGCTTCATTCCTACCAAGGCAAGAGAGGCTCTAGAGAGGACTCAGAATGTTTTCATTTTGGCAATGTTTCAACACGAAATGGACATCAGAGATGATGGTTCGGTAGATTTGAGCATAAACTTCATGACCATGCCAGAGATGGTGGCTAGCGATCCGCTGAAATCCAACATTTTGTTCCCTAGTGCTGAAACTAAGTTGGAAATTGAAAGGCTGGTAGAAACCGCTAATCAGTTAGAATTTGAGCTTTTAACCAACCAGGACGTTGGCAATCTCAGGGATGAAGATAATGAACAATCCTTGGCTTCTGGTGTTACACAATCTCTCGCTCCAGGTGCTCCAGGCGCTTTAGATCCTAACACAGCAAACGCGAAGAAAGCAGCACTTGCAGATGTTCAAACGAAACTTGCTCTCTTTGACAATTCAAAAAAGAGTCAGTCCTACCGCAGAATTTTGAGTTCCTTGTTCGTTCAGGACAAGCTCTTTTTCACCTTGGCAAACAAGGATTTTTTCAATAGACAAATTAACCTAAGAAATAGCAATGAAGCTGGAACCCAGGATATCGGTCTTGAGAATGCTGAAAGAACAGCAGAGAGAAACTCAGCTGAAGCTGGTGGTACTGGAACCGGAGGAGAGAATCCAACTCTCCCTGTGGCTATCGCAGCAAAAGAGGGCGACCCTAACAATGATTTAGCCAATTTCAAAGAAGGCTTAGACAAGCTTAGTGAGTTTGATGTAGATGAACCAAATCAAGACTCTTACAAAATTATCTATTTCTATTTTGGAGATTTGTTGGATGTTGTTTTGGACGGAATGTTCAAGAAGAGCTTGAGCAAGCCAGATACTTTCGAGAATAAAGACGTGAAGGTGATTCTTGGACCTCTTACTTTTTATGACTATGGGAATTTGATAGACCACGGGGTAGTAGGAAAGGCTGCTGGACTCCGTCACGATCTTGCTGAAACTGACAGAATTTACACTGGGACGCTTTCTAGTGTGAATATAGCAGACATTCCAATTTCTATGAAAGTTTTCACTCGCTGGTTCAACAACAACATCGCCAACGAAGGAATAGAAACTTACACGTTTCACGACTTCATTACAAAAGCTCTAAACGATTTGGTCATTGAAGCTGTTAAATCGCAGTGCTACGATTTTGCCCCTAGGCAGACTCAAGCAAAGCTCACCTACAAGACATTTAGTGTTCCAGAAAACCCAAAACGAACCGAACTGTTCAGAGAGACAACTAGAATTACAGCGGAAGATCTCAAAGATACTCCATTCATCACTGAGGAGCATCGTGCTCTAAGCGATACGAAAAAGATGGAAAATTACATTCTTTTGCACGCTTCGGTGGACCACCCGTGGGCATTGAGCGGAGACTACGAAGAAGACAGACAAAATGGTATTTTTCACATGTTTTTCGGAAATGAACGAGGCATTGTAAAGAACATCAAATTCAAGCGTGAAGATAAGCCCCTCGTCCGCGCGGCAAATATCGCAAACAATTATAATGAAAGCCAGGGTTCAACTAAGGTTTTGAGAGAAGCATACAACGCTAATGTTGCTATGGTTGGAAACAATCTTTTTGAAGTGGGAAGTTTGGTTAGAATAATTCCTTCTCTAGGTGGCAGCGGCGACTCTACGCGATTGCTCAAAATTGTGGACGATTTAGGTATTGGTGGCTATTTTATGGTTCTTGGGAGGGAAGACAGGGTCGAAGCAGGGCTATATCAAACAGACCTAGATCTCAAGTGGATGAGTCCTGCGAATAAGGAGACTGCTGGCAAAATTGCCCTTGGAGACAAGGCACTACCACCTAACGCTGTTGTGAGCAAAATACCTAAAACTGAAGAACAAGCGAAGACCCAAACAAAGGCAGAAGAAGTTAAGGCTGTTCAAAACGCTCAAAAAGATACCAGCGTAAATCAAGCATCAGCTAAACTTGGGCAAGCAGAGAGGAGAAACCGTGGTGGAGGACGTAGATTCTAATGGCAAACAAATTGGATCTCTTCAGACCTGAACCACTGTTGGTCAACACTGAGCCAGAGGCAACAAACAGTCTCACCTCAAGAGCTACCTTTTATCAGAGGAAGCTTTATGAGCTAGTTGCGTTTAATTCTTCTCTTATTGGAGACACCAAGCCAATTGATTTTTGGTATGAGAAGACATTTTATGGCAGAATCAATCCAGATTCTAAGGCAGTCCACGTTTCTGAGGCTTTTCTGAAGCAGATTCCTGGGACTCCTGATTTGTTCTTGTTGAATTTTGTGACCGATGCATTCGAGGATTTGAGAGAGTTCTTCGGTTTCATGATTTCTAGGGATGCTATTGAAACTCAGAGTGTATACACCACGCTCAACCCTACAGCTGCATGGACAAGGTTGAATACGTTTTACCACGATTACATCACCGTCATTTATGACAAATTCAAGGTTTTTGTTTCTGACCACAAGAAGGATAGAGACATTAAAGATTTCAAAACATTTGTTAGCATTTTTGTTGAGTTTATAGACTCCATCACTCCGTTGCTTTCTCTTACTCGGTCAAAAATTGTGGTATCGCGGTTTGCCGATCCCAAGGCGTCTGGATTGATTGTAGAGGTCGGTAACGATCTTCACGGCACAGACCGTCCCAAGGTTGAGACATATCTGAATGATCCTAATTTTCCCGTTTTCAAAGAAACAGCCCAAAGGTTTGGGTTTGTGGTGGACCGTCACGCACCGTGGCGCTTGGTCGCTGATCTTGGCTCCCCTGCCATGAAGCCATATCTAGATGACTACGAGCTAAACCTGGAGACGCTCTTTGAGAGGTATTACTACACTTCATTTGAGATTGATCTACAGGCACTCAAGGCATATATCATTCAATTTTACAATTCCTATGTCACAGGGAAGAGAGTCCTGGTTGAGCCGATTTTTTCTTTTGATGAAAGTGGCAGGGTAGTAATTGAGAATAGGGAAATCGTCCGAGAACCCAAAACAACATTCGAAATCGATCAAGAAACTTCAGATGAATTTTGGTTACGGATGTACGCATTTATCCGCGCAAGAGAAGAGAACAAGGAGTGGAATCAGGCTGAATTTGAGAAAGTGGTTCGGAATGCATTTTTCTTTCTTGAAGGGGTTGACATGGAGCACGCGATCGAGTACATTCATCGCAGGAGTCGATTGGCTTCGGGATCACCCCGCAAGCAGAGAGATTACCACTTCATCAACTTCCAGAGACTTAATTGACGACATTCATAGCGCTAGACGACAAAGAAAAGTGTTTTGCCTATTACGCGCAGGGTAGGTTGGTATACGACACCGAACTTCCACCTACTCTCACGAGGACGTGGAAGTTTTTGCCATTTATGGATTTTGAGAACGGTACATATGCATTCCTTTACGTCGGTGGGGGAATGGATTCGTGCTGTCCTGAAGAGCTACGCCCGCGCTGGGATAAAGTAAACGACAAGATGCAGGCATTCCTTCGGTCTTTCGCTGAAGCTAAGGTCAGCCTGATTGACAACTGTTTGTATGACATGGTCCCAGAACAGTTTCTCTTGGAGTATTTCGACACACAGTGTAAGATTGTTGATTACATTTTTGACAACTACGAAAAGCCTCAAGATTATGAGCACAGGTTGGCTCTACACAAGATGTTGAGCCACATTGCTACCCAGCGCATCACCCTAGATAAGCGCGCTTTGAAAGATCAACTTGCAAACCCTCAGGCACGTCAGTTCGTAAAGAAGCTGGAAAATTGGGACTCTATCTCGTTTAACCAATTCGGAACCAAAACCGGAAGACTGACAACAGAGAGGGATAGCTTTCCTATCCTGACCATGAACAAAGAATATAGGTCAGTTCTGAAGCCACAAAATCATTTCTTTGTGGAGTTTGATTACAATGCAGCTGAGCCTCGTGTGTTTTTGGCTCTGGCGGGCTGGGAGCAGCCTGTAGGGGATATTCACCAGTGGAATGCCGACAAGGTATTCAAGGGTGAGAAAAGTAGGGCAGAGGCGAAGAAAGAATTTCTCGCGTGGTTCTATAATCCGTCTGATGAGCGAGAGTTTGGACAATTTTACAACAGGCAAGATGTCCTTGACAAGTTCTGGGATGGGTGCTATATTGAGAACCCGTTTGGTCGGAAGATCGAAGCAGATCACCATCATGCTCTGAATTACATTATCCAGAGCACCACTTCAGACCTAGTCCAGAGACAGGCAGTGAAGATTTTCGATTTTCTGAAAGACAAGAAATCAACCGTGGCTTTTACCATGCACGATTCGGTTGTGGTAGATTTGCACGTTGAGGACAAAGAATTGATTTCTGTAATCTCCAGAATGTTCGGTAACACTCAGTTTGGCAAATTCAAGGTGGGTGTGTCAGCTGGACAAGATTTTGGAAACCTAGAGGAACTAGATGTCTGAACGCATAAAATACAACAAATTGGTTCGTGATAAGATTGGCGACCATCTGGCGCATAATGCAGAAGACGTGGTTGGGTTTGAAATCCGCGCTTGCAGAGACACAGCTGAATACAAGCAGCGCCTGTATGATAAACTAGAAGAAGAGGTTCAAGAATTCCTTAACGATCCTTGTGCAGAAGAAGCAGCTGATGTACTTGAGGTGCTCTATGCTGTTTTGAAGCTTCACAATATTCCGTCCTTTGAAGTAGACGATGCTCGTTTTCACAAGGCAGCAGAAAAGGGACGTTTTGAGGATGAGCTTGTCCTAGAGTGGGTGGAGAGAAATGAATAAAGACTACGTTAGAGGAACACCAATTTCAGCCAAAGAAGCGCTTGACGAGATGCGTGATCAATTGCGGCGAGATATGGGAGCCAGAGATGCTCCTGTTGAGGAAATGAAGGATTCTGACCGTGATTTCTTTGAGGCTTGGGATCGTTACGCTGCGAGGATTTTGAGACAGTGATCGTAATCGGATTGGGACATGCGGGATGCGCGATTGCTCAGAAATTTGAGCAATATCCGCAGTATTCTGTGCGCTATATCGACACTGAAAAGTGGGGCAAAAAATCCCAATCTTACGTTCTAGATGAGTATGCAAAACCCGAGGAATATGAGGATAACTGCCCGAACTTGCACAAGTTTCTGGGCGATTGCAAGGGCGATGTACTATTTACTGTAGGTGGTTCGGGGATGATCTCCGGAGCATCTTTACGCATTTTGGAGCAGATTAAGGACTGTCAGATTTCCGTATTGTATATTCAACCCAATCGAGATTTTCTATTTGGTGACAATGCTTTGCAGGAGAGAGTGACGTTCGGTGTGTTTCAACAATTCGCGCGCTCTGGTTTGTTTGAACGGTTGTATTTGGTGAGTAACGTGGATGTGGAAGAGAGCTTGGGTAACGTGACAGTCACTGACTATTTTGAAAAGATTAATGAAGCGATTGTTTCAACCCTTCATATGGTTCATGTATGGCAGCACACTCCACCAGTTATGGGAAACCTGACCAAGCCAGCCAAGACAGAAAGAATCTCTACGCTTGGGGTAATGGACGTAGAATCGGGAGATGAAAAGATGTTTTTCTCCTTGAAAAATCCCACAAGCAAAAACATTCTATATGCAATTAATGACAATTCTCTAAAGAAGGAGAATCAGTTGCACGGAAATATTCAAAAGCAAATCAAAAGCAAGATGTCTGACGACACCAAGGTTTCGTTTGGCATTTATGCAACCGATTACGAGGGTAGTCAAGCGTATGTTCTTGCACACACCAAAATTGTGCAGGAAGAAGGGGCTTGACAGCTGAAGTGATCTGTGTTAGAATGGTCGTCCACTAGACAGTGATCAAAACACAGGAGGTTTCAATGTCTAAGATTTCAATTAACACTACCACTGGCGGTCGCGGTTTTGAGCGCCCATCCATTGAGAATCTCAATCCGGGTGAGACTTTCCGTTTTCGGTTTGGTCGCGGCGATCAGGTTTACATGAAGGTGGCTGACGATCGTGCCCAAGATGTGAATTATGAGGATGAAATTCTCAACGGTGGCTATGATTGGTCCGGTCCACGGTGCGCTGATGCGTTTTACGCTTCGCTTGGCTCTGGTCAGATCTACCGCGCTCGTCCGAATGCGGACATCGTTCGTGTCCGAGTAGAAGCCACTGTGGAGCGTGCATAATATGGCGCTGCTTAAGGTCTACGAGGGTCATTTCGAGAAACAAGACGGTGACGTGCGCAGCATGCGATTTGTCAAGTTGAACGAAGTGCCCTCGGATCTTCTCCCTGAAGCAAAGGGAGGAGCCACACCAAGGAAATATTCTGAGGGTGTGGAACTGGTTTGGGATCTCGATAAACAGGGATTTCGAGCATTCAACTGGAGCACCGTTGTGGGGCTGGTGGTTGAGAAACAAGAAGAAATAACCAAACTGCGGTGATGTGAACAATTCCACATCATCATAACAAAGGAGAAAAATAATGGCTATTGATATGAAGAAAATGCGTGCCAAGTTGGACGCAGCAAAAAACAAGGGTGGAAAGGTATGGAAGCCCAAGATCGATTCGGAGACCAAGGTCCGTGTCCTTCCTACCCCGGATGGCGATCCTTTCAAGGAGAAGCACTTTCACTACAATCTTGGCAAGCAGAGCGTGCTCTGTCCCAAGCGGAACTTCGATGAGGAGTGTCCGGTGTGTGAATTCGCTTCTCAGCTTTGGAATGAGGGTGATAAGGAAAGCCAGGAAATGGCTAAGAAGCTCTTCGCTCGTCAGCGATTCTTCTCTCCCATCATCCTGCGTGACGATAAGGACCCTGTTGTCAAGGTCTGGGGTTACAGCCAGTCCGTTTATGAGGACCTTTTGAGTACGTGCCTCAATCCTGAGTACGGAGATATTTCCGACCCAGAGAATGGTACTGATTTTGTTATCAAGTACGAGAAGGGAGATGCTCAGTTCCCAAGCACCAAGCTTGTTTACTCACGTAATGCAAGTTCGCTGTGCGGTGATTTGGGCGAAGAGAAGTGTGCAGAGCTTTTGGATAATCTGCCAGATTTCGATTCGCTTTATGAGCGTAAGACTACTGCCGAGGTCCAGAGCATCTTGGATGCCTACATGGACGCTGACGGTGGAGACGGTGAGGGTGGCGATACTGAGAAGTACGCTGGCAGCACCACCGAAGAGACCAATGTTGATGGGGCACTCGATGACCTCAAGCCTAAGAAGGCTAAGAAGAAAGCGTAGAGTCTCGTGCCTGAGGGGGAGGTGTATCCAAAGCACCTCCCCCTTTTCATTTAACAAAGGAGGAAAAGGAGAATGGCAGGAAGAACACCTAAGCCAAACGCTATAGATATAGCTGCGCGGCGAAAGCTCTTGAACAAAATTGCTGGCGGAAACGTCACATACGACCTGAATGAAGAAAACCCAACTGATGTGAATTACTGGATTCGCACAGGTTCTACGTGGCTTGATGCGATTATCTGTCGTGGACAAATGGCAGGCATTCCAGGTGGAAAGATCACTGAGATTGCTGGGCTCCAGTCGGTTGGTAAATCATACGAGGCTTTGCAGATTGCGGTAAATGCTCAGAACGATTTGGACATGACCGTGGTCTATGGCGATCCTGAATCGGGAATGAATTCTGATTTCATGCGCCAAGCTGGATGTGATTTGAACAAACTGATTTACGTACAGCCGCCAGATTTGGAGACGTGGTACGAAATCATGGAAGAAATGCTTAAGAATTGTCAGCCAGGAGAGAGGATGCTTTTCATTCTTGATTCGTTGGCGTCGATTCCATGCAGAGCAGACAACGAGGGAGATTACAACCCCAACTCTTCAGTCGGCGTAAAAGCTAGAGTTCAGTCGAAATCGCTGATGAAGCTCAACATGCCTCTGGCTCACGCTGATGCAACCTACATCATTCTGAACCAGTTGAAGACAAACATCACTGGAATGTCGAAGGTTCCGAATCCGAAGTACGCCACAGACAGTCAGCGCTACATTGCTCCAGGTGGCAAGGCAGCTGAGTATTTTGCTAGTCTAAGGATTTGGTTGACTGGTTCACAATCTAAGAAGTTGAAGGTTCTCGACGAGAATGGATATCGAATTGGTTCTTACGTCAAGGCTCGTCTTGAGAAGTCTCGATTTGGGTCTCAGGATCGCACATGTGAATTCAAAATCCTTTGGGGTGATGAAGTTGGAGTAATGGACGAGGAGAGTATTCTTGAAGCAATCAAGCCTGCCGATGAGATTACACTTGGACAGTGGTGCAAATTGGAACATGGAGGGAAGACGTGGAAATGGCAGGGCGCTGAGCCTGGATTTGTTAAGCTCATGCGTGAGGATGAAGAATTCAACAAGGCAGTTATGCACATTTTGCATCGGGACATTGTTCTGGCTTTTGAAGAGCGGACTGGCGATGCAAAGAATTTCTACGATCCGACACCTGAAGAAATGAGAGAAGCGGACAAACTAGCTAAAGCAGCTGAAGAGGCTGCGGCAGAAAACGACTGAGAAGTAGCCCCTTCGGGGGCTTTCCTCTTAGAGGAGGGTAAATGTTGGGAAACTTATTGAAAAACGACAAGGTAAAGAACTTGGAGGAGATCATTGAGTCTCTTCGATATGACAAGAAATCTCTACAACAAACCATAGAGATGCAAATGGAGGCTGTTGAAGAACAACAACTAACCATTCAAACTCTTCAGGAAGAACTGGAAAAACTAAGGAGACAAAATGACCAAACGAGTGATGATAGTTGATGCGTTGAATAAACTGTTGGACATTTGTGAAGTAAAGTGTTGTATTTGTGATACACCCTATAGCAAAGAGATTCACGAGTGGCTGGATAATCCTGGGGTTTGTTGTTATTACACATTTAGATCTGGTGGTTCAGATGGTGTGAAGATGAAGGTAGATTGTTGACCCTCCTAGTTACATTAGGAGGAGATGATATGAGTGGTGGAGTTTATCTTATAGAAAACAAAAAGAATGGAAAAGTTTATGTTGGGAGTACCAAAAATCTAAAACGAAGGTGGTGGTTTCATCAATATCTACTGAAAAAAGGAAACCACACCAATAAATATTTGCAGCAAGATTGGGACGAGTGTGAAGATTTTCAATTTTTAGTTTTGATGGAGAGTGATGATAGAGAGAAAAGGTTGGAATTTGAAGAGAGGTTGATAGAAGAAAAGAAGTGTTATATTCGAGAACTTGGATACAATATTTTTAAAATACCTACAGCCAATAGTGATGGAAAAATTCCTTGGAATAAAGGGGTTCCGATGAGAAGAGAAGTGAAAGAAAAAGTAAGAAATACCCTTCTCGGACGTCCTTCTCCCATGAAAGGGCGGAAACACTCTGAAGACACTAAGCAGAAAATGGCAGGCAAGAAGAAAGGAGAAAATAATCCTCGTGCAGTTTTTACAAACGAGCAAGTCGCGAAAATAAGGGAAGAATATGCACAAGGCGGGATTTCACAAAGAAATCTTGCCAAAAAACATGGAGTCTCTCGTGGCGCTATAAGAGGGGTTCTGTTGAATCGCACATATAAGGAGATAATGTGAATAAGAAAAGGGTTATGATTGTGGACGCTCTCAACCAATTCCTCAGGGTTTATATTGTCGACCCAAGTCTCTCGTCCAACGGACAACCGATTGGTGGGCTCAAGGGTTTCTTTAAGGTATTGCAGAAACTGAACCGACAAATCAA